TTCCAACATCTCTTTCACTTACCTTTAAAACGATATTATCTATCTTTCAGTTTATGTCTTTATATGGGAACACACTATCTATAACATAACTACCAAAGTCCATCATATCAGTCGATAAATCTATTGTCATACCCTTACGAACAAGAGTCTTATCTCATTCAAGCACAACCTCTAAACTTTCGTTTTCAAACTCTCTAGCTTGATTATTACTTCTATATCTGTTATTTGGGACATAGAAATCACAAGCAATAGACTGATAAACAGGAAAATAGCTTTTAGTATCCTCTCAATCTATCGTCACTATATCTACATCATATATAGAGCATATCTTATCTAAAAACATTATACTGTGATGGTTGAATAATTAAAAATAGTGGATTTTACTGTATCAAAATCTTTTATATCCTTGAAGGTCACACTTCTAGGTCATAAATTATATGATTTTATTTCTTGTCATTGTGTTTTCGCTAATTCTCAAGATACCATCAAATATTGCATATACTTAATATCATTCGGTATAGTCTGATATCAAGCTACATATTTGATAGTGAAATATGGAAAATCTAGTCAAGATATATACTCAACTAGGTTTTTTATATATAATCTACTGTTTTTAGGGTCTTGTATCCTATAATCAGTATCCAATACCCCTGTATATGCTTTTCAGTTTATCTCTGTGATACTGGCAACCTCAAGATTAGATAATTGGATTATAGAATATCCGAACTTATAATCAACTTCGCATACCTTTATATCCTCTTGTTTGTTTCAATATGATAAATCTCATATCAATCAATCTAATATGTCTTTGGTGCTATCAATCAATAGACTAACCTGTGTGCTTGTTTGTGCATCAAGCGATGTTACTCAAGCAAACTGCATATACTCTGCATTAGTTATATATCCCATAGTTTATGAGTTTAGTTTTTCTAAAATAACTTTTTCACTCCATTTAGGTCAAGGTCTTTTACCAAACTTCTCTATATATAGTTTAATGAGTGATTTTTTGTCAAGAGTTGTTTCAGGTTTAGATGTTTCAATAATATCTGTGTTTGGTTTTGATACTTCCACATCTCCTTTAACTTCTCTAAAATACATATTTTTAATCTCTAATTCACTTTCAAAGATTTCTCATTCAACTATTTTCACTTTTTCGCCACCTTTCATAATTTTTAGTAGTGTGTGTTCTTTTCAAGTGTATTGATATTTTTTTAATTCAGCCATAATGAATTGTTAATTGTAAAGATTGGGGGATTTTATGGCAACCCCCCGAAGCCATTATTTAACTAGGATATATTTATTCATAATACTACTGCTGGGTCTGTTTCACCTGCTTTTTTGTTAGCGATAGCAAAACCTGCATCCATAGTACCAACGAATTGATATCCTTTACCTGGTATTTTATACACAGTAATATCTAATCCATTTTTACCGTAACCTCGTTGTACTGCTGGTCTCCATACATATAGAGCAGAACCTTTAGTGTTGTTTGATGCTGTTGCACTTGCTTTTCCGTCAGCTTCTGTTGAAGGGAAATCTCTGTGAACAAACAAATCAACTCCTGCTATATTAGATAATGCACCTGTTATAGCTGTTGAATTTACTCCATTCTTTTGGAATTCTAGGAATTCAGAGATAGTTAATGCTTTGTTGTATGCTTTATAATCCATAATCAATACTAAATCTTGTAGATTAGTAGAATATTTATTCATAAGCCCTCTCAAAACAAATAAGTCTTCCATTGCTAGAGTACCTAAATCTTTGTAGTCTACATTTACAGTTCCTGCTAGAGCTGTTTTTCTCAAACCAGTCCATCAAAGAAGTCTGTGGTCTGATGCTCAACCAGTTGCCGCAAATGTTGTAGCTGGAGCTTGGTCATCAGAGTTTACATTTCCAACACTCGAAGTTTCAGGGTCTCCATTTACGATAGCACTTTCAAATGTTCTAACAAATGATTGAGACATTTTTCTCAAAATCATTGTTTGTAAATCTGCAACACTGTAAGCCAATTCTTCGTTTGATACATCAACAGAAACTATCATTGAATATTGATTGATTGTTACATCACCAGTAGGCAATAATTGTTTTCCTTGTGCGATTGCACCTGCTCCAGTAGTCCATTCAGAATTACCTTGTGCAAATGGGATTTCTCCTACGATTGGTACTTTCTCTGATTTACCCATAGAGTTTCCGTGGAAACCTACCATAAACGCATTCAATATTCCTGCATAAGTAGGAATCATTTCTAAAACTGTGTCAGTCAATACATTTACTGGGATAAGTTCTTTACCATATCCTGTATTTGTTGTATGAACTACTTCGTTTGCTTTCGCTCTCATATCAGATATTTTCTTTTCTGATAATTCTTTTACTTCGTCTGTAATCTCTATAGATTTCAACTCTGCTAATTGCTCTAATAATTTATCCATTTTTTTAAATATAAATATATAAAAGGTTTTATGACTTAATTTTAGCAATAGTTTTTGCTAATCAAGTTCATAACATTACATCTTCCTCAGGCTTTTTCTCCTCTACATAAGGCATTGCGCTGTCAATATAATGGTTTTTGAATGCTGTGTAAAGCTCTTTTACTTTACTTAGACATCATTCTACTACTACACTCATATCCTCTTTGAATTTCTTTGTTTCAGATTTCAAATCAGATAAATCTTTTTGAAGCAACTCTATTTGACTTTTGGTTTCAATAGATAGCCCCTTTGTTTCCTCTATTGTTTCAAGAGATTTTTCTATTTGATTGAACCTTTTTTCCAAATCTTCGTTGATTTCAACCTCAACATCATTCTCAGGTGTTTCAGTATCTTCAACTTCGGATTTGTCGCTATCTCAAACGACATTTTCAGGTATTTCAGGCTCTTCAATAGTTTCTTTGTCTTCTTCAATGTTTTGTTCGCTTTCAGTTTCTTCTGTAATCTCTGATATTTCTTCAATACTTACATCTTCATCAGTTTTTTCTTCAATTTCTAGTGATTTTTCTTCAACAACTTCTTTTTCTGTTTCAATTTCATCTGTTTTTTCTTCTTCGCCTACATTATCCTCATTTTCTTTTTCAACCTCTTTTATTTCTTCTTCTGTATCTGTATCAACTGGGTTTTCTTCCTCTTTTTCTTCTGTATCTGTGTTTTCTTCTTTAACTTCTGTAATTTCTTCTGTATCTGTGTTTTTTTCTTCAACTTCTGTAATTTCTTCTTTGATTTCTTCTTTTTCTACCAAATCTTCGCTTTTAATCCTCAAATCTTCTATTGATTTGTATAATGTATACTCATCATTCTTAGATATTTGGAAGTTTTTAGCATATTCTTCATCATTCAATCATTTTTCTAACAACTCTTTTTTGCTTTTTATCTTTGCTTTTGGGTTCATTGGTACACTCACCAAACTAACCTCATATAATTCTAGTCAGTTTATCTGTCGGTATACTCAATCAGGTGTATCTATTGTTTCATATTCAGTTATTCTATATCCAAATGACATAGTTTTGATTACCCCTGTCCTCAAATCTTGGAATATATTATCCTTATCAGTCTTTACTATACCTTTAACATACAATCAAACATCATCAATAGTAGCTTCAATTATGGTTCCTATCGCTTTGTTTGAGTCGTGTTGTAAAAAGATTATTGGGTTCTCCATAAACTGTTCAATAGAGTTCCTAAATGCTTCTGGCATTATCACATCTCTACCCCTATCTAAATCTTTTGTGCTTGCGTATCACTCAAACTGTAATCAGTTATAGGTATTACCATCAGCACCCTTATAGGTTACTTCTGTGATACTTGGTTTGTTGTCCTCTTGTTTCAAAGACATCTTGAAAAATGATTGTAGTTTTTTCATATTATATTATTTAAAAGTTAAATTGGTTATTAAGATTTTCTAAAAACGACATATTACTTCATATTAGAGGTTTATCAGCTCCCTCTATCTCGAACTTTTTTAAATCCCTTTCGCCCCTAGCTTCATTGATTGTTATTATTCACAACTGCACATCTTTTCTTTGCGACTCCTCTATTTCTTTACGGTCTGTAAATAGTTCGCTATCTACTTTTATCCTATAATCAGCTTTTGGGTTTACAAACTGTTTATAAAAGTTGTTTATATCATCCTCAAACTGCATAGATAGATTGTTTATTGTCTCGTTCGCTTCTTGTCTTATCGCTGTGATACTCCTGTCAGCACCTCACTCCATCATAAATCAGATAATTCTAGGGTCTATCTGAAACACCATTCACCATTTCTTTACTATAAAGTTTCTTAAATTTATTAAATCCAAATCTTTATTACTTAGTTCTAGTATCTTCACATCTTGGATACCACCTGCTATCATTATTTTATGAGCATTCTCAGAACCTTTATATTTGTTGTTTACATCTTCTTTGATTTGACTTAGTTTATCTTTGTCCATAGTAATATTAGGGTCTAGCATAAACAAAGCATTAGGAACACTATTATTTTCAAAGAAATAGAACTGTCTTTTTGAGCTTTCAGTATCACTCAAAGCGTCATATACTATCCCTTGATATATAGATTTTCAGTAGTTAGGATTGTTTGAGTCATATCTTACAATACTATTATATAGTCAATCTTTTGGTATGTTTCTCATATTCATACCACTGATTTGTTTATATCATACTATATTTCAGAATTTATCCACCTCTTTTATTATCGTTCTACTATCCACTATCTGACAAGCTATATCGTTTGATAATGTTTTTCTTGGATACATATAAATATCTCCACTACAAAAATGATTCGTGAAATATTTATCTTTTAGTGTGCTTCGTGTATTATCTTTGAATACATCATAAACCTTTTTCAACTCCTCTTCATTATCTAATACCTCTCAATCCTTTTGTAAGTATAATCAATTTTTACCTA